TCGATGTGGAGTCGGCGGATGTGTCTTCGTCGGTGATGTCGGTGTCGGCGGATTGCTCGAATCCGCCGCCAGTGGAGCTACCATTATCTAAGTTGTGATTAATCGTTACATTTTGAATAACCCCTAACAAGCCAGTAGCGGGAGTATTGGGTACAACCAGTCCGCCTTGGCCCGGGGCTGGTTGTCCGTTGCCGGGTGTTGTGGTGCGAATTATGTTCATAAGCCCCATGCGTACTAACGGCGCGCCAGAGATGGTTTGTGCTGGTGCTGATTCCGCGGTTCCTCCAACGGGGCTATAGTTCGGGTATAAAAACGTGGTTAATTTCTGCACTTTTTGAAGGTTTTCCCATGCCTCACCCTGCGTTGCTGCTGGAACCTTAAATGCGATGGTAATCGACCTTACTGTGTTTTTGTACATATAGATCGGATCTGCTCTTCCGAATACTGCTTCTGAAGTCCACTCCGGTCTGAATGTATCTGTGTAGGTGGTGAGGAACGCTTTAAACGCCATATTCTGACCAGAATTAACATGATAGAACGTTATTACTTGTCCTCTGTTCGCCATCGCATCCGTGGCGCGGACATAGCTGCCGGGGGAGAAGGAGGCGGTCTGGTACGAGAAAACGTCGAAAGCGTCTGGTTTATTAGTTTGTTCTGGCATCTATATTTGTTCCTTTATGAAGTCCCGCGGGCGGCATTTCCAACGACACTACCAACAGTGTTCTCAACAAACGACTGAAGCTGGCGACCATCTAAGGTAATTGTAATCTCGTTTCTGATTCTTTGTGTTCCTGATTGTGGTCGGGCAGCGGGGGTAGCGCGTTGCTGGCTTTGGACCATTTGGGGGAGCACTCTTGATGTGACTGCTAACGCTCCGAGCTTCATGCCGCTCATGTCGTTAATCGAATCTTTCATCGATTCGAATGCAGCCATGCCGGCTTCGAGTTGTTCTGTGTTCACCTCACCGTAGCTATCAAAAACAGCTCCCATATCTTCCATGTTATCTTTGTCTTTCTTGAATACATTCATCAAATAGCCTAGGCCGGCTGCCGCGGCGCCTAGGGCGCCTATTACTGCGACACCTATCCATGAGGTTGGAAAGGAAAGGACACTCAATGCAAAAGCGAGCGCACCTATAGCAACTGCCATGGCAGTAAAACCCTTTGCAAAATCCCAAAAGCCAACCCCCTCTAGTTCTTTAAAAGAACCCATAAGGACTCCTAAACCTGCAGCTGCGATTCCAATTCCGACTCCCATCATTAATACCCCAGCACTCAATGCAATAAACCCGGGTGCGGCGCCGGCGGCTGTGGCACCGAGTTTCGCAATACCAAGAATCAGCGGCAGGAATTTAAATGCAACCCATACACCAACAAGTATCTTCCAGTGGTTCGCGACCCACTTGATTGCAGTTCCAACGCCTTTCATGATGTCCATAAACTTAGCAATTTTTGGGTGAAGCCCATCGTTGCCGTCGGCCCATCGTTCAAGACTTGTTATCATGCGATCAATCCAATCAATGACCGGATCCAATACCGGGATCATCCGCATAAGCAGCGCTTGGATTCTTTCTTGGAATGTTGCCATCTCGCGGGCTGCTATAGCTGCTTCTTCAAAGTCTGCAGACGTTTGATTCAGTCCTCCTGACAGGGCATCCATATCTCCGCGCATTAATGCGGCGAGATCCGATACTTCCTCAAGACCAGCGGCTTCTGTATAGAACTTTCTCTGGTAATAAGACATATCATCGAATGTCAGACCTGTGTCTTTTATGGCGTCTCGAATCATTTCGAATCTTGCTGCCGGATCGGTCTCCATCATAAGATCCATGGCATTAACGAAGTTGCCGCCCAAAGCAGCGTTAAGCATTCCGGCGCGTTCGGCGGCGCCTTCGAATGTGTCGAACTTTTCGGTCAAAGCAATCAGTTTGCCAAGTTCCATGCCGGTGATCTTGGAAATTCGTGCAAGATCCTTAAATGCGTCCACACCTTGAGAGCCCATTTTTGCTAATCTGTTGCCCATCGATCCAAATTGCTCAATAAGCATCGCGGGTGCGACTCCCAGATCCACAGCGGCGGCTCTCAACTCTAATAGCGAGCGGCTGGCTGTCTCTGCAGTGTCTCCGAAGGAGATTGTGAGGGATTGCATGGCTTTCGAGCTAACGTCGGCTGAAACGCCAAGACGGCTCATTACAGCGACGGTATCGCCCAATTGTGCACGGGTGGATTCAGATGTCATGGTGAAATCAGTGAAAGTCCCATGTAGGCTCGTCCATGCTTCTTGGTTCTCTTTCACGGAGACTGTATATTTACGAGTTCTTTCGTAACCGTTTGTCATCTCTCTTGCGAGGCTTTTGCCTCCGCCTGTGGCTTTTCTAAACGCAGACTCTGACTCGTTCATTACGAATACGAGTTTTATCATCGAGTTGATGAAGGCGCCTATGCCGGCTTTAACTAAATTGAAGCCGAATGCCCTAACTGCGTTGCCGCCGCCGCGGAAGGCTTTCGCTACTTTCCCCAAATTGGCGACGTTGAAAACGGGGTGGCTGCCATATGGACCGAGTGCTCCGCCAAGGGCGTTGCCTAGGTCGCGGGCTGCGGTGACCCCTTCAGTGAATGCGACATTGGTTTTGTTGATTACTTTTAGCTTTTCTTTGGCTTTCTTAAGCTCTTTTTTAGCATTCTCAAGTCTTTTAATGTCTTCTGGTTCTCGGGAGATTCCGAGGCGAACTGTCTCCTGTGCAATCTCATACTCTTTCTGTTTTAGACGAACATGTTCGGCTTGGTGGATTGAACGAGCTTGTTGGGACTTTCCTAAGCCAGCATAGGCGTCCCTGACCTTCTCGATTACACTCCTTTCCTCTTCCCAGCGCTTTTTGGTATCTTCGGGTTTTTCGCCGGCGCGCTTTTTTGTTGTTGTGGTTGGGGTCCCGCTCTTTTCGCTAGCTAACTTATCAAGAAGCTCGATTATCTGTTTTTCGCCTTCAGTTATCGACATGCCTAAACCCTCCGCACATTATATACCTGCAATAATTAGTTATATGAGGAAAAAGCGGGCGTTTATGAAAAGACACTTATATCTTTATTAGGATTTGCCGATATGTTTGGGTGCTGGTGGCTGATTATGGGCATTTAGAGTTTGTGATCTAGACGAACCTCCACCCTGAGCTTCTTCCATTGCTTGCTGCTCTGCCTCCAATTGTCGAATGAGGCGCTGAACGAACCACTTGCGCAATCCTAGCGGCAAGTTATAGGCTTCGGCGAACGACCAGCCTCCGGAGTATTTTAGGAAGAAGAACTGTTCATAGACGTCTTCCATATACTCATCGGTTAGGCCAAAAAAAGTCCGCGGTGAGCGGCACCTCCATATCTTGCTCAAAATCGCATTCATTGCATTCGAAATGCTGCGTAAGATCAACGTTGGGGGCTGCTAGTTTATATGCCATTCTCAAATGCTGAGAATCTGTGGAGGGCATGTTTTCGATGACATAATCAATGATTTCCTGGGAAGTTTCGCCTTTTACGGAAACGATGAGATTTCTCAACTGCTGTGTTACCAACTTCTCATGAGAGTTTCTCTTATCCTTCTTTTGGAGCTTCGCCGTCATCTCTCTTTCATCTGCTCCGGTCAGGAGCCTAAATACAACGTCCATTTGGAGGCGTGGGAGAGTCACTGTGAATGTCCCGTCCTCGTTGTAACGAGTATCGAGAGTATCGACGTCGCTGCCGTCATATATTTCTGCTTCATTAAGATCAAAGGTATATTCTTGCTTTGTCTCGCAGGATGGGCAGGTAACCCCTGTTGTATATTCATTGCCGTAGCCCGAAACTCGGGTTGCAATAATTATCGCATTTCTATCGCCTACCAACAGGTGGTCGGGGCGAATGCTTTTATCGGTAATGAGGCTTTCGAGAACTCGCTCGATTGCCACGCCTTTCTTAAGCAGTGTGCGTGATGTCAGCATATCTTCTTCTTTTGCTGTCAACTGCTTGATTTCAATGGTTTCCTGATCACGGAGGGGGTGTCCCTCTGGATACAGAAGTCCTTTTGATGGGAGTTCTACGAACTCTGTGGGTACCACGAAGGAGAATCCTTCGATCCCAGCACCTTGAAGTACTGGTGCGGGTGTCGCGGTGTCTTTGGGGGTGTTTCCTCCCACGCGACCTCTATTTCTAGACAAATTTCACCTCTTGTTTATTTAACTTTTTATACGTCGAAGAACGATGAACCACCAGCGCCAGCAACTGCGGCTGATTCTCCAGCAGTCTCGACTCGTGCCCAGTCATACTTCAGAGTAACCGACATCTCAGTAAGCTCATCATCGCCATATGCAAGATCACCGTACTTAAGCTCAGTTACGAATGAGTTCCACAGTGTCCATGTTTCGAGCGGGTTGCCGTCGGAGTCAATCTGTGTAATAATAACCTGTCCCAATGCGCCGGCAGCTTTTGCCTTAGACATCGTGCCCAGATCGTTAGCGTCAGTCGGAGGACTATAGCCTGATTGCACAATAATGTCTGAGAGTGTTGCTGCCATATCGGGTTCAACTGGGTCAACCAATGTTAGACTAACATCCTGCCATGTGACGGCGCCTGGATAGAAGAAAGTGTGGTTGAGATATTTGTGCTCTGCGGCATTTACCGTAAAAGAAGGCTTAGTAACCGTTTTTGCATACCAGAGAGCTGCTCCCCCCTGTGCTGCAGCAATTCCTTGGAACTCCACAGTGAATCTAAATTTTCTTTTAGGATCTTGAAGGGCGGTATCTTGACCGAAATTTGTTGACCAGAATGGCATTAGTTGGAACTCCTGTTATCTATATTATATAGTGTTGTGGGGGGTTTTATCCCCCCATCTTTCCTAATCATCGAATGAAGCCCCTGTCGAAGCGATCACAAAGTCGATTGCGATATATTCGATAGCTCTTGCGGGTTTCACCATAATCTTGGCATACATGACGTTTTGATCGATTAGATCTGGCGTCGTGGTAGACTCATCAAGAATCAACTTGTAGTCTGTGATACCAAAATCAACTTTTGTGTTGGCAAGAAGCGGCTCAATCAGAGATTTGAACCGGTTCCATGTTGCTTGGACATTTTGTTCGAAAAGGACCTGTGTTGAAAGGATAGAGATTTGCTTCTTGAGGTAAATCACCATTCTTCTAACGTTGATCCTATCGAGTGCGCTTGCGCGCTCTTGGAGGGTTTTCTGTCCAAATACCACGATTCCACTAGATGGGAATGAGGCGATAGGGTTAATGCCAGCTTCATATAGAGTATCTCTATTCTTCGAAGTAAGCTTCTCGGTAACTCCCGTGATTGGGATACCGGCTGCTCCTTCAGAGAGTCCACCGCGATTAAATCCTGCTGGAGCAAACCAGACTTTGGATTTCTTCTCGGAACTTGCAAGAACTCCCATCATTGCGATACTTGGCGGAATCCACAACATTTGACCAGTTTGGTCGCGTGTTTGAACCCACGGGTAGAAGGTTGCACCATAAGAGGAGTCAATTCTTCTGTCTTTAAGTGAGCTAGCAGC